TAAAGAGAAGAATTGGCAGTACTCTAATGGCAAATAAATTAAAATATAAATCAAAAAAAAAGAAGTATTATTGTTCAAATTGCGAAAAGGAAACAATTGAACATAATGGAGAAAATGACATTACAAGAAGATGCAAAATATGCAAGAAAGATTGTGTCTTTATTCCCTATGAGGAGGAATGGTGATGAGAGCGGAGCCTGAATGGGTAATCAGCGCAGTAAAAAACGATTTAACCGCGACGTGGTGGTCGGCGGCTGAAGCATTGTTTTTGTCAAACCCAGATAATGTTCCGGAATCCATTCATTTCATGTTAGATCCAACATGGAAAGAGCAAGAAGTGGTAGCGACCAAACACGACATCAGAGCGGTTCAGGCATGGGCGACTGGAATTCACGGATGGAACTCGCAAAAAAGTCCTCTTGAATTTCTTAAAATATAATACACATCGGAAGGCATCTATGATTACCCAAATGCACACGCCCTTGCCGGTCGTCACTCCAAGAGGAAAGGGCTGGGCGTATTTTATTATTGATAGATCGCAGGAACATTATCTTGAATGGGTAGTATTCCTTGACGACGGAGGATGTTGCTGGACGTTTCCAAATACGGAAATTCGTATTCAGGATAATTGGTCAATGGGAAGAACAAAAATTCACGATTTTTCGTATCAACCTTCCGCTCCATTGCCAAAAGTAAACCAATCCTCGTATCCTACAAAAAACGAAACATAAAATGGAGAGTATCTCTGACGTTGTGCGTCGTCAATTTCGGGAACAGGCAATGAAAGATATTGCAGAATCTTCTAAATCATCGCCAAAAAAGCGACCAATCGTTGTTGAGTCCGTATCGTTGCCTGTATTTCCCGCAGAAGATCGAATGCAAAGTAGAAGAAAAATAAAAGATTCTTCTTTAGTTGTCAATACATCAGACAATGATGAAAATGTATCAAGACCGGAAAACATTGAATCTGATAATTCGGAAGAAATTGAAAACACAGGAACAATTTATTCAGACATGCCAGACGGTACTCCGGGCGAAGACCCATTAACTCCAGAAGAAGCCGCGTTGCAACTTGCTCTGGCTGTGCGAAAAGGTCACGAAAAAGGCAAACCAGATATTGATTGGCATCTGGTGAAATTATTGTATGTAAACGGCGGATGGACTTATGAGCGTATTGCCAATGAATGCAATATTTCCTTTACATTAGTAAGGCTCAATGGCCGAAAGGGAAGATGGCCTGAGGCGCGAGAATCATACAGGCTAGAGCAGTCCTCAAAAATTCAGGAACGAATGGCTCTTGAGGAAGATCGGCTAAGAGATTGGCAGATCATGAAGCGACGCCAAGCTGGAATTGATGGATTCAATTGGCTTGTAAAAGCAATGTCAAACTTGCGCGATGATGCTAGTCCGGAGTCCATTGCCAAACTGGGTGGACTTATTGACAGAATGATGTCATCAGTTACCGGCATGGCACCTGTAGAAGGCGCGCCGGGGGCAGTAAGCGTTCAGGTTCAAAATAACATAGGATCTAATGCATTTGCGCCAAATTCTCCCCAAGCAAAACTGGCTGCTGTATGGACAAAAAAGGTTGGAGAAACTGAGGAAGATCATACAAAGCGCTTGGCATTCACCATACGAGATTTGTATATCGAGTGTGACAGGGCTGGATTGTATGAAGATCTGAAACTGGATCCTGAGGGCCAAAGACAGATGCGCTTAAGAAATAGATTAGGCTTATCTGAACCAGTATCCATTTTGGAAGATAAACAATGACATCCATGGTACAATCCGTACCTCCTCCGACAGGAATTGAAGATGGATTACGAAAATGGAGAATTGAAAAAACCATTGATGATCCATTTGAATTCGGAAGAATATATTTTCCCAAATACTGGTTTCAGGCCTCTCCGGAATTTCATAAAGATATTATGGATTTAGCGACTCGTAAAAATCCTGCAGACTGGGTTGGCAAAGAGATGCTTAATACGCTTGTTCTTGCCGCTCCAAGAAATCATAGCAAATCAACTCTTATTACATTTTTATATGTCATATGGTCGTTAGTGACGCAAAGAAAATTTTTTACTGTTATTATCTCTGATATTGCAAGAATCTCTGTTGGTCATACAAGAAATATTAAAGAAGAGTTTGAGTCAAATGAAAGATTATGCAATGATTGGGGTATAATTCTTGGAAGAGAGTGGGAGACTTTGTCGGGAGCCGCAAAAAATGAGCGGGAAAAATGGACTGACGAAGAGTTTGTAATTGGTTTTCGTAAATGGGATAAATACAAAAACTGCTGGAGCGACGAACTTGAAGACCGTGCAAAAGTGCTGGCTAGAATGGCTAATAATCCTCTTCGTGGTCTTAGGTTTGGCTTTCGGCGTCCCGATCTGGTTATTGCTGATGACTTGGAGAACGATGAACTCGTAGACACTTCTGCCCAGCGCGAGAAACTCGCTCAATGGTGGGATTCCGCTGTGGAGCCAATGATCGAGCCTCCACCCATCGGACAAATAATCTTGGTGGGAACAGTGTTGCATTATGGCTCATTGCTTAATCAAATGCTTGGTCGTCCAGATTTGTATGTCACTCGCAGGTATCAAGCAATTGTCAACAAACAATTGGAAGATGGCAGCAAAATTCAGGCACCATTGTGGCCGGAAAGATTCTCGATGGAGAGGCTTGCGGCATTAAAAGCAAAAAATGTTCTTGCTTTTCAAAAAGAATATATGAATGATCCTCGTGATGATACCACAAGATCATTTAGAAGTTCATGGATTCAATGGTATGATAGTTACGATATAACATATAATTCAATGTATAATAAATGGTATTTTAGAAATAAACCATTATCAATGTATACAGGAGTTGATTGGAGTGTTGGTAAAGACGATCAATCAGATTTTTTTGCAATTGTCATGATTGGCAGAACATCAGATAATGATATAGTTGTATTTGATATTAATGCAGACAGAACTGATGTTGCAAATCAAGTAAACAGACTTATTCAACAAAATCAAGCATATAAAATACAAATGAATGGAATTGAAGCAAACGGATTTCAGCATGTTATTATTCAACAAGTATTAAGACGAGCATTAATACCAATTAGAAAAATTGTTCATGTTTCAAGAAAAAGAAAACAAATTCGCATTGAGGGCATGGCTCCATTATTTGAACAGTCTAAAATTTTTATACGCAAATGCGCAGAATACGAAATAACTAAAGATGAAATAACAAGTGAACCAGACTCAATCTCAGGATTTAATTATGATGAGACAAGAATGGCTGTAGTTCATCCACATTTTTGGCCCCTTTACGACCAGTTAATGACCTATCCGAGATCACAGCATGATGATATACTTGATGCTCTAGAGATGGCCATAGAAACATCACGATCTGGCAAGCGGCTTTTTGACGAAATTTTATTAGTGTAAGAACCAGACAAGCGTTGTTAAAATAGTATACTAAATTAGAGGAAAAACAATGCTGGTAGATTTATATGGAAATGCGATACTTCCCAAAAAGCAAGACTTGGATCTTACAGAGATTTTAAGTAAATCAAATATTGAAAAAGTAAACGAAAACGAAGCGCGTCGTCGTGGCCAATGGTTTTCTAATTACGGACCCAATGTCACTAATATTGGATCGCTGAATGGAACGCTTCGCAAACCACTAGACACTCCTCCCTTTGCAATGTTGCGCCAAGTTGTCAGAGACAGCCTTATCGACAGGGCAATCGTGTCTAGGCGAGTTGAAGATATCAAAGGATTATCAAGAAAAATTGTTGTTTCCGGAAAGCAAAAAGGATGGAGGGTTGTTCATAAAAGATTTGATGATCCAAATTTTGATTCTAGTGATCCCAAGATCCAACGTCGATGCCGGGAAATGGAAAAAATAATAGAGAGTCCATCGCGTCTTTATCACAAGACATTCAGGGATTTCTTGACCGTGGCCGTACAAGAAGAACTAGTGATTGATCGTCGCGCCATGGTTGTCAATCGAGATTCCAAAGGGCGTCCGGTTGAGTATTATTTGTTGCCGGGAGATACAATCCTGCCTGTGCTGTATGTCCTTATGCCGTGGATGGCACGTCGAGGCATCACCAACGAACGCGTAGCAAGAATGATCCTATCGGAAGAATATTCTCAAAAATCCGGACTGACCATCGACATCACTGAGGCGGCTTACGTACAGGAGGTTGATGGTCAGGTAGTGGGGGCGTGGAAGGAAGATGAGATAGATGTTGAATGGTCTAACCCTTCCGGTGAATTGAACCGCTGGGGATTTGGCGTCAGTCTGCTTGAGCAATCACTTCAGGCAACATCGCTCTTGTTAAATATGTTTAATTTTAACAAGGATCTGTTTCGGCCCGGATTCCCCTCGCGAATGCTTGTATTGTCGGGAGATTATTCTGCCGAAGGATTAGCCACATTTGAGCGGCAGATTCTGGGGCAGGGTGGTCCTGCCAGTCCCAAGTCGAAAATGCCAGTTTTGCCGGGGCCAGAAAATATGCGGGCGCAAGTGTTGGATCTGACAAATAATCCCGGCGATATGCAGTTTGAACAATTTTTCAGACTTATGTCTTGTGTCAAATGTTCATTCTTCGGCATGCATCCTTCCCGGCTAAACTTGAGCGAGAATAATCCTCAGGGTTTAGTGATGGGTTCTGGCAGTGCAACAAGCGAAGTATCAAAGACTGTCAATGAAGAAGGTTTGTACGCAATACTTGAAAGCAATGCTGACTGGTTGACGCGTACTCTTATTCAACCACACTACGATGATCTTATTCTCATTTTTGATGGCCTTCACGAAGAAAGCGAAGCAGTTGTTCTCCAGTCATTGCAGATGGAATCTGCTTGGAGTACAAAGAACGAAATTCGCGCACGCAGGAATCTCCCTCCTCTCAGTGACATGGAGGGCGGAGAGGTCATCAACGATGGTGTGTGGCTGCAATGGGTCTCGCTCAAGAAGCAAGAAAAGCAGCAAGAAGATGCCAAGAAAGAATACGAAAAGGGAAATTTTGGAGGCGGCCAACCGGGCCAACCGGGTCAGCAGGGTCCAGACGGCGGTCAGCCCGGACAGGACGGTGGTCAGCCACCACAGGGGGGCGGTGATCCCGCGGCAATGATGGCCCAAATGATGGGCGGAGGACAACAGCCTGATGCTGGAGGACAGCAGCCACCTGATGCTGGAGGACAGCAGCCACCTGATGGTTCACAATCTAACGATCAGCAGCCAGCAAACGCACCTCAGCAGGGGCAAGCAGGGCAGGGTAGCCTTCCAGACGCAAATTCGTCAGAAGATGAACAGCCTGCCGGACAAGCGCTGACGCCTAGCCAGATTCGGGAAATCTTGTCAAAGATTGGACGCTCGGGGAGGAGATAGCCTCTCTTTGGCCATATCACGAAAGTAGAGGGGTGGGAAGTATTTTTTTAATGGGTCCGTTTCATCCCACCCCTCTATGGTAGACATCCATTTCTTTACTTCGATAACTTCCAGTTCTGTTGCATGCTCCATGGGGCTGGGCCATGGCATGTTCCAGTCGTCCATGACAAAAGATCGCATCATGGGATGAATACATGACGGGACTGTATCTTTGTCGCGGCGATATGCGCGGTCTGCCAAAAGCCACCATTGCACAACATGCTCGTTTCGAGAAGAGTGAATGATCCATTCTGGGGGAAGTTTTTTCAAGTACGCAGGAGGCGTTTCCACAGTCGTTTCCGGAGATGGGGAGTCAGACTGTGAGACAGAAACTTCCGCTGCGGGCTTGCTGCTTTTTACTATTATTGCTTTTGTAAAATCTACCATTATGTTTCTTTTTTATAAGGAACAATGCATTTCATTCCACGGATAGGGCAGTGAAAACATCTCCCCTTTTTATAGAATGCTCGAATTTCGCATCGTGTACAACGATGTTTGTGATTGACCTGTTCTCGAATATCTTTGTATCTGTCAAGTCCATACGTATAAAAAGTGAATGTCATTACGTAAATACTTTCATTGCACTTGATATGGAAATTGGAACTTCCATATCTATCGTTCCCCGATCAGAATGAACTCTCACCACACAGGATTCATCGCTAGACTGCCCTTTTTGATAAACCGTCCAAAGCATTCCTAGTCGAGATGAAACTTTTGTTTCCCTAAGAGACCATAAGACTACTGGATCGGATGTGTCGGTCACTGGCGCGTCAGGATTGATAATGACGATATCATCACAAATAACGGATGGCTTGCCATCCCTTACCCGAATTTCTCCCTTTACCAGAACCCA